CATAAGTTCCACCAGATGCCATAGCTCCAACGATACAACATATAATCGTTGTTAATATATCAGATTCTGATATATTTAAGAAATAACAAATAATTCCTGCAATCAAACCTATAATTGCGTTCTGTATTGGTATATACTTACTCTCTATCCAATTAAATTTTTTAGAAAGAATACCAAATATGTATGTAACAATTGCAGTTATTACAGTCATTATCATTTCAGCAGTTATCACCATAATTTCACCCTCTTTCTTTTAATTTTTATTGTGTTCTAATCTTTGGATTATTTCATCAATCCTTTTATGTGCTTGTTTGCAACTTTCTTCAAGCCTTGTAGTTCTATCTCTGTTTTCTTTTACATCATCTTTTATTGATGTAATCTCTTTCTTTATATCTGCAATTCCATTTGATATTGATTTCAATTCTGTTATTACAGTTGCCATTTGAGTTGCATCCTCTTTAACATCTTCTGTAACATCTTTTTTCCCATTTCTTGATATATTATAGATTATTGTTATTACTGCTATTGCTACAGAAACTATACTAATAAGTGTAGATAATTCAATAACCATAATTTTTCCTCGCTTTCATTTAACAAAAAAATAACACCTAAAATTATAGGTGTTTTATTTGTAATCTTCTCCAGTTATTTCTTTATATTCTTCTTCTGTTATCCATTTGCCTACCGCATTATATACTCTTGTTTTATTCCAGATTCCATTATCATAATATTCTTTTACTTTTTCAAAATTCTTGCTCATAATTAATCCTCCTCTAAATCAATATCTGTCATCATTGCCAGATATTCAATATTTCCTTGAAGTTTAATTTTATCTAATTCATCTGAAGATAATTCTCTTAATACAAAATAGTATCCATCTTCATAATGAACTATTTGTACTAATTCCATGTGTTCATATTCGTTTTTTACTTCTTTACCATCTTCAATTCCCTCAACTGTAACCTTTGATAATTTGCCTTTAAATATATCTTCTGTAACTTCTGTTTCTGATATAAAATTATTTCCACTTAATCTAAGGTTTTTAAGTTGAGTTCCATCAGATAGCGTAATTTTCCATGATTTTTCCATTTTACCCTCCTTCCAAATAAGTCATAGTATAGTTGATACATATTACTTATTTGCATTCTTGACATTATTTTATAGTTACTAGACATCCAACCTTTAAATATATTTTCTATACTTTCATAATTTATTCTATTGTTGTCCAGCAATCTTTTATATGCTTTTAATTTTCGTCTTTCTCTTGTTATAGTTTTTGGATTTATCTTTTTTATGATTCTTCCTGTTTCACTCAATGAATAATTTATTTGTAATACTTTAAATTGCTGTGATAATTTTACAATTCGAGTTTTTTTATCATTGATTACTAATCCCAACTCATTTGCTATTTGCTTTATATTCTTTAATATATCTTTTAAAAATTCTTTATCTTCATGAATAATATAACTGTCATCGGTATATCTCCCATAATATTTGCAACTTCTAACTATTTTTATGTAGTTATCAATTTTTGATGGATAAACAATACCAATATTTTGCGATGGTTGACTTCCAATGTTTACACCTTTTCCATTTTGATTTTCAAGATTAAATACATCAAATAAATTTTTTAATATCCATAATGTAATTTTTGCCTCTTCTTTATCTACTTTTCTTAAAAAAGATTGCAAATTTTTCAAACATAAATTATGAGGAATACTTGCATAATATCCTGAAAAGTCTATTAGCAATATGTATCCCTCATTACTTTTATGTTCTCTATAATATTTTTGTAAATGTGTTTCAAACCTTTTTCTGTGAAAGGCCACACCTTTATTTTTCTGACTAGCAGAATTATCATATATAAGATAAGGAGTAATTGCAGGACTTAATACTTCATCACACATTAAATGATTTATGGTTTTATCAATCATATTATTTGTCGTAATATGTCGAATTTTACCTCTTTCATTTATAGTAAATTTTGTTCCTTGCGTTGGCTTATATGTCCAATCTTTTAGACTTTGCAAAATTTGTGCTGTTTCTAATAAATGGTTCATCTCAAATAACTGCGTTTTATACTTGAATGGTGCACCTTTTATTGCTTTAGTTCCTGCTTCATATATTTTATTAGCATCATAATAAATATTCATAAAATTACTTTAATAGTATTACTGGTCGTAACCAAATACATAGTAATTAGCATTTATCAATTTTCTCAAATTGAAGGGATAACCTTTCCTTTCCTTTTCCCATCACCACACTGTGGAATCTAGTCCATATAAAATTGTATGGGTTGTGAAATCAGGACGAACACCGTTAGAGTTCGAAGCACTGTTGTAGTTGGCATTACCGTTGCTGTTCACATTAGCAAAATTAGATGCAGAAACAACATATAAAGATTACCCACTAATTATTATTTTTTTATATTCTTTAAAAATCTATTGTCAGTTTGTCGAAGTGATTTAATCATATTGAACTCTTTTTGAATTAGCAATACTAAATTCATATACTTATTCAAATCAGCATATAAACATTCCCCTGCATATTGAAGTTCATCTTGCAGAGCATTACAACAGGCCATTGCTCTATCCATTTCCAATCTTCGTTCTTCAAATTCACTCATATATGTTGGAAATATGGTATTTGCTATTCTTAAATGTCTACTTATTCCTGTTGCAAGTTCAATAACATTATCAGTTAATCTGTTTATTTGACTGCGATAGAATTTATACATATTGTCTTTTATTCTTTTTTGTTCTTCTTCTGGAAGTCCTTTTACTCTTTCAGCAATTCTACTTTCTATTTTAGAAAAAGTTATAAAAAAATTATTTTCAGCTAAATTCGTTACCGCAGTTCTAATTGCATAAGCATTATGTATTACTTCTAATTTTGATTCTGTTCTCTCACTTTTCTTTATATCTGACATTACTAATAATACTATTACTCCTTTTCTTAATTTTGCAAAATTATATCACGATGAAATTATTTTTTTAACTATATTAGAGAATAGTTATCTTAAATGACAGGGCATAAAGCCCTGTCTGATGCCTGATTAGTAGATTAGGAAAGCAGGACGAACACCGTTAGAGCCCGAAGCACTGCCGCAGGCGGCAAAACCGCTGCTGCCCACATTAGCAAAATCAGATGCAGAAACAACATCTCTTAGCCAGTACCATTGTCTTGAACCACTATCATTGAATGCTACAGTTAAATCATGTCTATGTCTGAATAATGATAATTGAGATTTATCAATTTGATAATTATTAGGAATATTAGTACCATTCATTACATTTTTAAATACCATACACCCATATACCATCATTTCATTCATTAACTCAATTGTAGAATCATACCATGTTCCTCCACTCTCATATCCATTTGTTACAGCATTTTGTAAATGATTTCTATGTTTTAAAATGTGTCCTGAACCAAAGTCATTATTAATAATAGTTTTGTATTTTTCAAGATTTGTTGTGTACATTGCACTTCCTACATAAGCCCCTGTTGTTACATTAGATGTATTCATTTGCTCATTTCCCATTGTTTTTTCAGGAATTACTAAAACATGAGGTGTCGTGCATTCAGTATCTCCCATGTGTAATCTATAATTTATATCTGCTACTAAATATTTTCTTCCACTTGATTTACCTATAATGTAATCACCAATAAAGATATCATCAAATGTTCCTGCTGCAATTTGTTTTGTTAAAGTTCCATCATAAAACAAACTCGTTATATCTTTTCCTCTATAAATTCCATTATGTGCTCCTGAATTTGAAGCCACTACTATTTGTTTTAAATCATTTATTTTTCCTGTATAATCCGCTTCAAGTTCTTCAGCTTTTTCATTTAATTCTTGTTCATTTACATATACTGTACTTGGATCTACAGTAACTACGACATTATCAGCATTATCAACAGTTATTATCATATCATAGTAATGCTCTTTTTTCTCTGATATAGAATTATTTATGTATTCTGCTTTATCTCCATAGTTTATATATGCAAATAATATTTCCTGGTTTGTATCAGGATCAATAGCATATAATCCTAATTCTCTTAACCAGAAACCCTCTTCAGCATCAGTATTTTTGAATAATCCTCTAACTGTAACTTGTGTGTCTGTTTCTCTTGTAATTTTAGTTATATCAAATTCTAATTTACTTGATACTAAATCTGTTAATGCTTTTATTGTTTCTACACTTTCATCTTCAACATTTCCATCTCCTATTTTAAATCTTGCAAATTTTAATGTTTTTGATTGTAATGTTTTAGCTGCTAGGATTGCTCCCTGTGTAGTTATATAAGTTGTACCAAAAGCCATTTTTTATTCCTCCTCTACTAAAGTTATATACTTTCTATGAACAGGCAAAATCCCTACATTATAATTTGTAGGGATTTTATTTTCTTCTTTTATTACATCCATGTTCATAGGCAAATCAATATAGTTTCTGCGAATTAAAGTCGCAGCATAGTTATATGCTAAAT